TGGTTGGCTTCATGCGCTCTTTAGGCTTTGTAACACGTACTTTTGACCCAACAAGGGTAATTATAGTATGGGACGGAAAAGGAGGATCAGCTAATAGAAAGAATATAGACCCTAATTATAAGGCACAAAGAGCTACTTCTAGAATCACCCATTGGGGATTATATGATTCTAAGCAAGAAGAAACAGAAGCTTTAATTGGACAATTATTTAGAACTCAAGATTATATTGAATGCTTACCTATTCACCAGTTAACAATGGAAAAATTAGAAGCAGATGATATCATAGGGTACATAGCTAAACGAGCTCAAATAAGCTCAGTAAAAAAATGCACGATTATATCATCAGATAAGGATTTCTTACAACTAGTTGACGATACTGTAGAAGTATACGCACCAGTTAAAAAGAAATTGTTTACTAAAGATAATATTAATGCTGAATTGCAGGTACTACCAGAGAACTACAATGTTGTGAAAGCACTAATAGGGGATAACTCAGATAACTTAGCAGGAGTTAAAGGACTAGGAATTAAAACAATTTTATCTGCTTTTCCAGATTTAATTGATAAACCAGGTACTACACTTCAATACGTGTATGATGTATGCGCTGCAAAATTAGAAGAGAAAAAAGTTAAAAAAATATTTCCTAAGATTATCACCGAATGGGATAGAGTGGAAACTAATTTTAAGCTTATGGACCTTAACACAAGTGATCTAGACGATAAAGAGAAAGAATACGTAATGGATATATTAAAATCTGATACTCCTGAGTTACAGACAGGCGCTTTCTTGCATAATCTGGATGTGGATAAAATTGAAGGTATTACAAAGAATACAGAAGGATGGTTAGAAAACTTTAGAGGACTAACTACAGTAAAATAGTTGCCTCTTTGAGGCATTATTCTTATATTTAATTAAATAAAAGGTTATATGACACTAAAAAGCTTACATCAGTACGGCAAAGGCTTTCAGCTAAAAGTACTTGGATCATTACTAACAGACAAAAAGTTTTTACTAACAGTTAGAGACGTATTAAAGGAAGAGTATTTCGACTCTGATTCACATAAGTGGATTATTACTGAAATATTAGGATACTTTGATAGGTACAACGCTACTGTTACTATGGACGTGCTTAAAGTTGAACTACAGAAAGTAGATAACGACGTGTTGGTAGTTGCTCTTAAAGAAGAACTTCGTAACTCTTACGCAGCTTCTCAGGACGATTTAGAATATGTTCAAGAAGAGTTTATAGGATTCTGTAAGAATCAAGAAATGAAACAAGCAATTCTATCCTCTGCAGATTTACTTAAAGAAGGAGACTTTGATGGCATAAGAAATATGGTTGAAAAAGCCATGAAGGCAGGAATGGATAAAAATATCGGTCACGAATATAATAAAGATGTAGAATCCAGATATAGAGTTGACTACAGACCAACTATACCTACTCCTTGGCCTATTTTTAACGAAGGAATACAAGGTGGATTCGGTCCAGGTGATTTAGCAATTGTATTTGGTAACCCAGGAGGAGGAAAGAGCTGGACTTGTGTGGCGATGGCAGCACACGCTGTAAAAATGGGATATAAGGTAAACTACTATACATTAGAATTAGGTGAAGATTATGTTGGTAAGAGATTTGACTGTTACTTTACAGGGTATTCGATAGATGAAGTTAACAATCACCGTAAGGAAGTCGAAAAAGTAGTGAAAGACCTTAAAGGTAAGTTAATAGTAAAAGAATACGCACCTAAAATGGCTTCTGTAAATACCATTAAATCTCACATTCAGAAATGTGTAGATATGGACCATAAACCGGATTTAGTTATTATAGATTACGTAGATTACTTAAAAGCTCCTTCAAGAGGTAAAGGATTTGAACGTAAAGATGAAATCGATGATGTGTTTATTGCTACTAAAGGTTTAGCTAAAGAAATGAAGATTCCAATTATTACTCCCTCTCAGGTAAATAGAATGGGCGCTAGAGATAGTGTTATCGAAGGAGATAAAGCTGCAGGTTCGTACGATAAAATGATGGTAGCGGATGTATGTATATCTTTATCTAGGCAGAAAGAAGATAAAGTTCTGGGAACAGGTAGAGTACATGTTATGAAGAATAGATACGGTCAAGACGGTATGACTTATAATGTTAAGATGGATACTAACAATGGTCATATAACATTCGATGGTAAGTTAGAAGCAGCCGACCTAATAGACAATAATCAACCGACTTTTTCATTATCCAGAGAATCAATGGAAAAAGTATTTGATAAAGGTTAGTAACTTTTCTGTCATAAAGTAGAATATATATTCTATTTATTACCATGTCCCCGGTAGTATAACAATTGGGGATTTTTTAGTCTAAAATAATTAATAATATATAAAGATATATGAGTTTAAAAGATGAGAGAATAGTATATAAACCATTCGAATACCCTCAAGCATTCGACTACTGGTTAAAGCAACAACAAGCTCACTGGTTACACACAGAAGTTCCAATGTCACAAGATGTAACAGATTGGAATTCTAATTTAAAAGACCACGAAAAGAACCTAATAGGGGGAATACTTAAAGGATTTGCCCAAACTGAAACAGTGGTTAATGATTATTGGACAAGTCTGGTAACCAAGTGGTTTAGAAAACCTGAAGTTATTGCAATGGCAGTTACCTTTGGCTCTTTTGAAACTATTCATGCAGAAGCTTATTCACTATTAAATGAACAGTTAGGATTAGATAACTTTGCTGAATTTATGGAAGATGAATCCACTTTAGCAAAAATAGAACATTTAAGCCAGGTTAGAGATTCACACGATCAAGCTGATTGGCACTCAAGAGCTGTCTCTCTCGCTATTTTCTCTGCTTTCACAGAAGGTGTTAACTTATTCTCTTCCTTTGCAGTGTTACTGTCTTTTAAAATGAGAAACCTACTTAAAGGTGTTGGACAAATAGTCGAATGGTCAGTTAGAGATGAATCACTACATAGTAATGCTGGATGCTGGTTATTTAGAACACTTATGGAAGAACATCCAGAACTTAGAACTGCAGCTTTAGAAAAAGACATCAGGGAAGCAGCTTCATTAGCTATAAAATTAGAGTTCGATTTCATAGATAGAGTATTTGAACAGGGAGACCTAGAAAACCTATCAAAAAATGAATTAAAAAACTTTATTAGACATAGAGTTAATACTAAAATGGGTGATTTAGGTTTAAAACCTCTAATACCATCAGAAGATATTGACAAAGGAGCTTTAAAGACTATGAAATGGTTTGATGCAGTTATCGCAGGAAAACAGCAAACAGATTTCTTTGCAAATAGGGTTACAAATTATGCAAAAGGGCATATGGACTGGGACGAATCAACAATGTTTTAAAATAAATTATGAGTAAAGTAATGGACACTTCCCATTGGGAAGCAGGCAAAGATTATCCGGAATGGATGAATGAAATATCAGTCGCTACAATATCTAAAGGGTATTTGTTAGCAGATGAAACACCTAGAAAGGCTTACCGAAGAGTTGCCTCAACAGTGGCTAAGAGATTAGATCGACCTGATTTAGAAAATAAATTTTTTCGTTATATGTGGAAAGGGTGGTTAAATTTAGCTTCACCTGTCTTATCGAATACTGGTACTGATAGAGGTTTACCTATAAGTTGTTTCGGTATAGATACCCCAGACTCTATTAGAGGTATAGGACTTACTAATGCTGAACTTATGAGACTTACGTCTTTAGGTGGTGGAGTTGGAATAGGCCTTTCTAAAGTCAGAGGTAGAGGAGAAAAAATTGGAGGAGGAGAAACAGGTCAATCAGAAGGTATTATACCATGGGCTAAGATATACGATTCAACAATTATTGCTACCAATCAAGGAGCAGTACGTAGAGGCGCAGCTTCTGTAAACCTTGACATAAATCACCCAGACATCAAGGAGTATTTACAAATACGCAGACCAAAAGGAGATCCTAATAGACAGTGTCTAAACCTACACCAATGTGTTGTAGTGGATGATACATTTATGCAAAAACTAGATCATAGAGACCCTGAGGCTATGGGAATTTGGGTAGAAATACTTAAATCAAGAGTGGAAACTGGAGAACCATATATTATGTTCTCGGATACAGTTAATAATGCTAACCCACCAGCTTATAAGAAAAATAATCTAGATGTATCGATGACTAATATATGTTCAGAGATCACTTTACATACAGATGAAGAACATTCATTTATTTGCTGCCTATCATCACTTAACTTAACTAAGTGGAATGAATGGAAAAACACAGACTTAGTTGAAACGGCAGTTTACTTTCTTGATGGAGTAATGGAAGAGTTTTTAGTTAAGACAAACGGAAAAGAGTCGTTAGTTAGATCTCATAGATCAGCTAAAAAAGGAAGAGCAATAGGATTAGGAGTATTAGGATGGCACACATTTTTACAGAACGAAAGAATACCTTTCGATTCAATAGCTGCAACATCCTATACCCATCAAATATTCTCTCAAATAAAAACTCAAGCTGAAGCAGCATCAAGACAGCTAGCAGATGAGTACGGAGAACCATTATGGTGTAAGGGAACAGGAATGCGAAATACACATGTTATGGCAATTGCACCAACTGTATCTAATAGTACAATATCAGGAGGAGTTTCAGCTGGAATCGAACCAGTACCGGCTAATATATACACTTTTAACTCAGCTAAAGGTACATTTATTAGGAAAAACCCAGCTTTAGAAACATACCTAGAAGAAAAAGGTTCTAATACAGAAGAAGTATGGGATCAAATTATGAAAGATAGAGGATCTATTGCTAATTTACCTGAAGATATTATGCCTTCAGAGGATAAACCTATATTTTTAACCTTTGCTGAAATTAACCAATTGAAATTAGTTGAACAAGCTGCTGCTAGACAGAAGTATATTGATCAAACTCAATCACTTAATTTAGCTTTTGATCCTACTGATAGTCCTAAATTTATCAACCAAGTTCATCAAACGGCTTGGAGATTAGGAATAAAAACACTATATTACTTAAGAACAGACTCAGTAATAAACGGAGATATAGGATCTCGCACCTCAGAAGACTGTTTATCTTGTGATGGATAGAAGATGAATAAAATTGAAGAAATATTTAAAGCTTGGAGTATTGCTTATAAACCAGACAGTGAACAAGCTGAATTAGCATCTCAGAGAATAGAGATATGTAATTCATGTGAACATAAAAAAAGTAAATTAGGCATAAATACCTGTGGCATCTGTGGATGTGCACTAAAAGGTAAAGTGTTTTCACCTGTCCAAGGTGCTTGCCCAGAGGGTAAGTGGGACATAATAGATAAAGAAATGTTACAATCAAAAGACAAAATTTTCGTACAGTTAGCTAGTTATAGAGATCATCAATTAGTTCCTACTATGCGTAACATGTTAGAACAAGCTGATAACCCTGAAAATTTAGTTTTCGGAATTTGTTGGCAAAAAGCAGATGCAGAGACGTTAGAGGAATTTCAAGACCACCCACAAGTAAGGTACCAAACATACCATTACTCAGAAAGTGAAGGTTTAGGTTGGGCAAGAGCTAAGGTAGCAGACCTACATCAAGATGAACCTTTTACTTTACAGATTGATTCACACCATAGATTTGCTCCACATTGGGATACAATGATGGTAGAAGACTATCGCCAAGCTTTGCAGCATTCCAGTAAACCGATTATTACTACTTATTTGAC